TAGGCATTTTTATTCCTGTAGAAATTGATCAGGGTTAAAAGTTTCTTGTGTTTGTGTCGGTATCTGTTTTACTTTAGCCGCACCCTCTCCAAATCTTGGTGCTGCACCTCCTGTGACTCTTGATTTTCTTAGATAATTATTAATTACCTTGTTGAAGGCATCAGGATTTAAACCAACATCTAAAACAATATTTTTACTATTTAAGTCACTTCTTTTTGCTATGTCTTCAAAGGCTTTATTAAAAGACTTTTGTTTTTCCCAATGAACTTCATAGAGTTGTACCGCACGCCTAGCAAAGTCTTGTCTTTGTGAAGGTGATAATGTTTCACCTCTTAAAAGTTGATTAACACCAGTTTTAAGCCTTTCGGGTAGTCCTGCTGCATTTCTAGCTAGTTCTTGCTCACTTTCCCTTACAACTGAAGTAGGATCTAATAACTTCATATAGGAAAAGACTAAGGAAACATCCCCGGCCGCTGTTGGCTTTGTGGTGGCTACGGCTGCTACTTTACCGGCAGAGCTGGCAACTGATTGAGTTGTTTTAGTCTGTTGATTACCGAGCCATTCTTTTCTTAAGCCGCTTTCAGCTGATAGCTTTTCCTTCTTAATATCGGCCGTTTCTTTTCTGAATTCCTTAGCTGCCGCTTTTGCCTCTTTTTCTTCCAATCTAGCCCTAACTTCTGGGATAGCATCTATTTCGGCATTAGCTTTTCTTATATTTGTATAGGCTGAGGCCGCTTGTAAACCACCTAGAACCACATCAAAAATATCTCTTCTTCGCCTAGTGGGCTGTTGTACTTGAACCGCCATTTATGTTAACCCCCTAGTTTGTTGATTCCTCTGGGCCATAAGCATAGCTTGCTCAAAGGCTTTTCTAGTTTCTGGTAATTGGTCAGGAGGTAAACTTTGTAAAGCCGCTTGTGCTTCTCTTATTGCTAGAAATGGGTCTTGGCTTAATTTTTGTTGTCTCCTTGCCATCCCTTGGCTTTCAATAGGTGCTTGGGGCTGTCTTTGTAAAAGACCTCCTGCCGTTTGGCCGACTCCGGCCCCAGTTATTGCCCCTTGTGGACCTCCATAAATACCACCAATAATGGCCCCGCCTGTTGTTAAAGCCTTACCTAATCTATCACTTGATGATGGTTGCATTGGTTGAATAGCCATTTAGAAAATCCCTCCAAATGAACCCCTGAAAGGTGCCCTAATATCTATGTTGCCTAATTGCCTTAAAATAGCCTGGGTTGTGGCCCCACCTGGCCCAGTTGCTAAGCCGCTCATGGAAACACCACCTAACCCTAGATCATCTAAAAGAGTTCTAGATGCATTTTCCAAAGCCATTTTTTTGTTAAATTCAATAGTTGAAGTATCTCTATTAAATTCACTTTCCCATTGTCTAATATTTTCATCGAAGGCCGTTCTTTGAAATGCTAAAGCTTTTTCTTGTAAATCTCGGCTTAATGCTTGTTGTTCTCTAGTAAAGTCTCTGCCTTTTTCTGCTTCACCTGTAGCAAATTCTTGCGAAGATATTCTTTCACCTCTAGCAAATTCTCTGCCTTCTCTGGCTTGTTGAGTTGCAAATGTTTGTCCTGCTTCTCTTTCACCTCTAGCAAATTCTCTACCTATTCCGGCTTGTTGAGCTGCAAACTCTCTACCTATTCCGGCCTGTCGAGCTGCAAATGTTTGTCCTGCTTCTCTTTCACCTCTAGCAAATGCCCGTTGTTCGCCTATTTCTCTTTGTCTTTGTCTTTCTGCTAGTTCTGCTAGGCCAACTGTTTCTTCGGCTTGTTGTAATCTTTTAGCCGCTCGCTCTGCGGCTTGGGCCTCTGCTCTAATTTGAGCACCTGAACCAATTTGGCCAATTGCTGCAAACCTGCGTTGCAAACCTTCTCTTTCTTGTTGTGTAGCTGTTCGAGCCGCTTGCTGTGCTCGCCTTCTCAGTATTTCAAACCGTTCTTTGGTTGGGTCGTCGGCAGCCATTACCTTTTCCCCTTTATGTTATAACTGAATCTAAAACCATGGACTTTAAATCTTTGGTCTACTGTATTCTGGTTAGAAAACTTAAAAGCTATACGCTTACCTCTAGTTGTACCTAAGAAAATTCTTTTATCTTCTTGATTCGTTCCACCACCCCAATTGTCATTACCGTAAGTAAAAGTCCCCCAAAGCGCCCCGCCTGGGTCTAGATCTACTTGCCTGGTATCACCTGAACCTTTATCGGAATCAACTTTGGTAATAAGGTTCATGAAGTATGCGCCTGGTTTATCAAAAAGAAGTTGAAGGGTCCGAAAATCCTTAAATAGGTCTTCTTCTCCCCCCAATCCTGAGAATTCTTTAGATTCCCAGTAAGAATCAATGGCGCTTCCATCATCGTTGTAGGATGTTGTCTCTAATTGTTTAACAAGACCTGTTGCGGTTGATTCTATGTAATAAAGTTTACCATCATAAATAGTAAATTGTGCAGGATTAAGACCAGTATATGGAACCCATGCCCCGCGCTTTCTCTTGGCGAGGTTACTTATTGAATAATCATAGACCCATATCCGGTTATTTTCTGTGTTTCCGTCTCCGTTTGTAACCGTTATGTATAGCCTATTTTTAAAACTGAAAGCCGAGATATTGCCTAAATAAGTTTGTTGGATGTCAAACATATTTGGCTCTATAACATCTGATTGAAGTTCAGAACCAGCAACCGAAACAGTTAAAAACGTAGCCGATGGCTCTATCGTATCACCTTGTAACGTAGCAAAACCTATAAATTTGCCCGCTTGTGTAGCCGGAAACATAACCTTATTTTCAAATGCTATGGCCCCATAAGGAGACTTAGAGCCTAAAGATGTTCTAGCTTTAATTACTAACCAATTAGATGGTGTTGAATCTGGCATGTATACAATATAGGTGCCACGATCACCGAAAGCCACAATCCCATTATCAAAGACCTCAATTCCTTTAAGCAAATCACCGGAATTATCACCAATCCTAATAAAGTTAGTGGCTTTAAAAACATAAGGGTTAGCTAATTCTGAGTACCAAAGAAAATTACCATTACTAACATCGTTACAGAAAAGTCTATTTTGATGTTCTTTAATAAAGGAATATTCTGGCGGCGTTCCCTGGTCTGTTGGTGCATCGGCCCCTAATTCAGAATCACTACTATTGTCTTCATATGAAGTTGTAGAATTATCTGAAATAGTAGTTAGCAGTTTAAAAGTAGTTCCGCCCGCATCTGTTCTATAGATTTTTCGATTAGCCACACCATAAGAAGCCGGTGCGGTTGGAATGGTTACGGTAATAGAATCTGAAGTTGCTGCTAATGTTGCTGTTGCTGATCCAACATCACCTTCTACAACATTTGAATTAACATAAGTAACTTTCCACTGATAATCACCTGTTAATGTTCCATTCGAAGCGGTTGTTGCTGTTGGTGCTGATTGTGGGATTGGTATACCATGCCTGGTAAATGATTCATTGTATTTGTATGGGTTGGTTATACCAGAAGCACTTACAAATAAATAGTTTTCATATTCAGTTGCACCAACTCTTGACCCAGAAGGGAAAAGTGATTGTGCAGACCCAACAGTGGCAAAGGTTGAACCGGTGTAATAATACATATCACCACCACCAAATACCACCATGGTCTCACTACCGGAATTGTCGTGTCTAGTATAGATACCATCACCGACATGCGAACCAATAGACTGAGCTAGGGAAGTTGTTCCCCCTCTTGTACCCGCTGCGCCATTTTCAAATAAAACATTAGCACAATCAGGACTTTCATTATCTGGAATTATGGTTTTTGCAAATTTAGTATCTAGGCCACCATCAAGCAAGACTCGGCCCTTGCTGGGGTATGTTCTATCGAAAATTACACCCGTCATGTTACACCTAAATGCGTTGATGGTAATTCGTCAACGTTTTGAACTCTAGCCGGTGCGTCGGTTCGTTTCCGTCTAGCTTCCCAACGTTTTGCCCGTCTTATAGCCTTCTCCCACATGCTCATATAATATTGTGCTGTTGATGCGTCTTGGTTTTTAGCCGCTAAATTGGACACTACAAAGTTTACAATGTCTTTATGATAGTGGGTTGGTGTGTCTAAAGTTGCATTACCCGAAGATTGCAAATTAGGCATATCATAACTAAAGATTTTTATAGTTAAACTAGACGTACCAGGAATCGGCCTTAAATATATGGTTCTATCCCATAACTCATAAAAGTCTGGGGTGCCTGTTTCTGTTGTATCCGCTTGTGATAAAGTTAAGGCATCGTCTTGTCTGAAAGTTGCATATCTTAGTTTATTGCCATCATATTCAATGCGTTTTATAGCTATGGCGTTGGTTGGCCATGCATATTCACGTTGAGAAGCAACCGAGGTTGTAGAATAAACTTTATGAATACATAAAGATTCTTCGGCTAATTCTGTTTCGGCCTCATAAATGAGGTCATAAAAATAATCATCATTGTAAAAGCTATCGCCTACAACGTTATATTTTCGTCTTGCTGAGGCTTGGATTTCGTCCGGTGTCACTGACTAACTCCATGAGGTTGAAGGACTCGAAACTTCAGACCAACCAGGGTCACTACTTGACTCCTCGGTGTAATCGGTTATCGCCCGTTCTTCTGCCTCCGTGGTGTTGCCCCGAAATATGTGGTAGAACCCCTCGGAATCTACAAGCGTCATTTGATCCATTGCACTTGTGATCGAAGTCGAACCAAAATCAATGGTAAATACAAATTCGCGTATATAACTATCTGTTAAAGTTACATCCTGGCTATCTAAAAAATGGTGTGTACTAGTGATAACATCATTACCATCACCCCAGTTTTCACCCCATTCCATTGTACCCCAAACATTAGGCGGTGCAGGCCCAAATAACTGAAATTCATTGGTAATTGTTTGGGTAAAATCTGCCACATTAACCCACCGTTACTTTAGTTGTAACTGTCAGAGTATCTGAAGCGCCTTTGTTTATGACTGCTTCGGTATCTCTACTAAACATTGTACCACCTGTGTTGGAACTAAATAATGCATATTCCGCAATAGCCCCAGTACCAGAACCCGCGGCAAAGGTTGCCACAACCTCATACAAGGCCCCAGAAGTATATGTGACTGTTCCGGTGTGCCTAGAAACTTCTGTACCTAATGCAGTATTACTAACAGCCTCAGCTGTCGCATCTGTTCCAATCGCTACATAACGCATGGTAAAAGTCGAAGCCGCTGTTGCTGCACTGTTTAAAAACGACGCTAAAAACTCTTTGCCGTTTTCTACAATCACATTTTGGCCGTATACATGTTGTTTAACCGCACCATCTGGCCCAGTTAATATCATGTCCCAATTACCTATTAAGCGAATATCTTTATTTTCATATGTTTTTTTGAACATATTTAAGCTTTCTTTCTGGTCTTGGTTTCTTTTGCGATAGCCTCTTTTGCCCCTTCTGGGTCGTCCCATTGGTCGGGGTGTTCGGCTTGAGTATGGCCGTTTAATTCCCATTTATTACTCGCAACATAACCGCACGCTTGGCAAACGTATGAACCCGCTTTATGTCTTGCCTCTTTTCTTTCATTATTTTTTCTAATGTCTTCTTCGTCTATTCGAAGTTTTTTAAAAGAGGTTGAAACTGGCCTACCGTCATAATCTGCAATGATAGGCGAATAGGTTTTTAGCAACTTGTCCGCTTCGTCTTC